TACGCTTCAATTTTTGGAATTCCTTAATTTTCTGTTCAAAGTTGAAAGCCATTTTTTAAGCTGGTTCAAAAATTACGTCGTTTCCTTGACCTTCAAGGGGTTTTTCGTGTTTGTTCCCTTCATAATATATAAGGTCGGGAATTTCGTCTTTAAAAGCCGTGCAAGTGGCTGTTTCTTGGTCGTAATGTTTGCATTTGATACAAACGGGCTGGTCGTAAATCATTTGTAATATTTTTTATATTCTTTTTCTATTAATTCGCCAATTTGACGCGACAATTCGCGCGGGTTTTTGCTGTGAAGGTATTCCGCCCAAGCTTCAGCAATCATTTCGTCGCGCCTGTGTGAAGGTATTTTTCCAGCTGTGGCACCGTAACGACTTAAACGTTCAGCAACGGCGTCAAGCCCGTTGGCGTGTTCCCTTTTAAATATTGCGTCGAATTCAGGGTTCACTTTCAAGCCAAGAAGTTTGTCTATTTCGTGACCGAATTCGTGCGTCATAATGTAACCGAAGTCTTCGCCGCCTTTGGCGAACCAACCGTTTTCGACATTCCTTTTAACTATTTCGTCAAGGCTGTCTTTTGTCATTCCAGCGGTTTTGTTTATATAAACGCCGTTAAATTGTGCAAGGTCAAGGTCAACACCGACCGCACCAAGCGCCTTCCTGTTTGTGTAATTAGTTGAATAAGCCAAAGTTCCGCTTTTTACGGGTTTAATCATATTCGTATAATTTTTAATAAGTCGTTCGCCGTAGCGTTCGCCATAATTCGCAACAAGTTCTTTGTATTGCTGTGACTGAATAACCTGTTCTTTTATGTACGCCTTAATTTTGACGTTTATGTTTTGCGCCGAACCAATTCCGTTCATTTTTAAAGCTGGAAACTTTTCAAGCGTTTCAAATAAGCTTTTATTCATATCGTTAACGACTTCCAAAGGAATTCCTTTGTATTCAGCAAATTTCACGCCAAGCTTTTCAAGTGCGTAAGCTTCGGCGTCTTTTATCGACTTCGCTGGAACAAACCCTTGAACAGCTGGTTCAGGAATAACGGGAACCTTTGGCTTTTTAACAGGCTTCACGCCTTTTGGTTTCACTTCAGGAACAAAAGGAAGGTCGAAGTTGTTTTTAAGCGCCACTTTATAACGCTGGTCAACCTTAAAATAAGGGTGAACGCTTTCGTCGAAAATAATTTTGTCTTCACCAGCGTTCATTTGGAACAGCTTCGGAACTTCAGGAAGGTTGCGCCCTTTTATGTCTGTAATTGGTTCGTCGCCTTCTTCAAGTTGTTCAGTAGTACAGCGGCAATTCCAATCCAAAGGCGGAAAATACTTTTTCCAAAACGGGTCACCGATAGGCTTAACGATATTGTCAAAACCTTTGTGACTGTCACGAACGCGACCGTCGCCAACAGTTATAAATTTGATTAACGGAAAAATGTCCGCTTGGTTTTTAATATCGTTCCATTGACGCCCTGAAGACGCCTGACTTATAGCCGTGTTGTATTCCGTTTTAAGCCAATTGTCGTTATAGGTGTCGAATATTTCGTTGGCGTGCTTTTTAAATTCGCTAAATGGAAGCTTTTCACTTCCAGCGAATAAAAAATTACTCATATCGTTGACCTGTTGGAATGTTTTTGCGCCCGAAAAGACAGCAATATTCTTTTCAAAGCCCGACATAATAAGCCCTTCAGTAGTGTCTTCAGAAAAGTTTTCATAAGACCCGCCAAAGCCTTCAAAAACGCCCTTATTCAAGCGCCTTTTAATGTCTTCGTATAAATCGACAGGCAAATTGTCGCGCGTCACAACGCCGCTGTAAACGTCGTTAATAAGCGCTTCAATTTGCTGGTCTGAATAGTTCAAAAAGTTTGACATTTCAAGGGTTTTAGTGTTCGCACGTTTTCAAGGCGCCTGAATATAGATTTTTTACTTTTTTCATTACTGTAACAGGGTCAACGTTCGGGTCAAGCGCGGCTTTTGCCACTTCCTGAACTTTGTCTTCGACAGGAACGCCAAAATTCGCTTCAATCCAATCGTTTGGAACTTCCTTCGTTGAAGACTTCAATAAAATATCTAAAATCTTAACCATTTCTTCAAGTGAAAGTTTCTGTTCGTTGTCTGACTTGTATTTTGACCCAACAGGAAGCAACCCAAGGCGAACACAGGCGGGAATTATAGCTTCGTTTGTCACTTCTTCAACAAGAACAATATAAGCTTCAATTAACGTCTTTAAAATACTTTCGTGAACGCCAGCGCTTCCAGCGTAAGCCTTTTCGTCGGTCGTTCCTGTCTGTAAAAGGAACCCTTTTGACAATTCAGCGTTCGCCGTGTTAATAAATTCTTGGTATATTTTGAAGAAGTCTGTTTTGCTGGTTTCAACAAACGTAATTTCGTCTTCACTATCAAAAACACCCCAAGCCGCTTGACCCATATTTTCAAGCATATCTTCCATATTGGCGCGTTTGTCGGGGTCGTTTATGTTTGTTTTACCAAGGCGCAAAGGCATTCCGAAAATTTCAGCAGCTTCAGACCAAGCGGAAACAACTTCCTTTTTTTTGATAACTATTGGCGCGGCTTTGTGCAAAAGACCAAGGTTGTCAACTTCGCCCACAGGAATAAGCCAATTCAGGAATTCAGGCGCGTCAAAAGGAATAAGGTCTTTGTAATTTGCCAGCATTGTTTTAACGCCGCGCTTTTGCTGAACCACATATTCACGCGGAACAAGTTCGCTGTCTGAAAATATTCCGTTTTCAATATCTAAAAGCTGAATTAAGCTGAAGCCGTAAAATTCGCTGTCAACTATATTCTTTGTCGCCTTACGGAACCATTTTCTTTTGAAAAGTTCAGTAAGTTCTTCGTTTGCTTCGCCGTTAGCGTCGTAAATAAAGAAATTATTTGCAATTACTTTAAGCCTTACGGTTTGCATAAGTGCGAAAAGGTGAAGGTCAATTTCAATGTCCTTATAAACGCGAATTAATTCCGTGTTATTTGGTGAAATTACGCTTTCAGCCGACAAAGTGGCGTTTTTCCATTCCTGAATACCAGCACGCGAACGAATTAACGCCGTCTTCATTATCTTTTCACGGATTTTACTTGACTTACGTTTTTGCTGTTGTGCGGCTGTAAGTTCGTTCAAAGCGCGAACTTTTGCTTCAGTTTTGACGTTTACAACGCCGTTTTTGCTTATTTCAAGGTTTCCAATTCTCATTTTAATAGCTGTGTTTTAGTTTAGGGTTTGAATTCCAACTTATATCGTTCCCGCGCTTTTCGCCGAAGTCCTTCTTTGGCAAAAAATCAGCGTCAACGTTGTTCCGTGGGTTTTGAACCAGCTTCAGCCATTCAATACTGTCGTCGCGTCGCTGAATTCTAAATTCAGGAATGTTGCGCGGGTTAATTCTTGAATGTAGTTCGTAAAGCGCAATGTTTACGACGTGGCGCTTAATTAAAGCGGGGCGTGTGTCGCCTTTTTTAAACTTCGCTTCGTCAGTCAGTAAGTCGTTGGCGCTGGTCGCTTCAAGTGCTGTATAAAAGGCGTCTGAAGCTTCGTCGTAAAGAAATTCGCCAGCTGCATAAGTCGCACCTGTAACGTGTTCTTCAATATTGACAAAAATCTTTGAAACGTCGTAACGTCCAGCCAAATAAGAAGAAATTTCTTGAATAACATTCTGTTCCGTTTCCGCAATAATAGCTTCAGACGTGGTGCCATTGTCGCTGGAATAACTTACAACGTCAAGGTCTTCTTCGTCAATCAAAATGAAGTAATCTTTTTTAATTAGAAACATAATAATAATTTTTTCCAAATATACAAAAATAATTTAGTATGTATTTTTTTTCGTTCGGTTTCTTATAATAGCTTTTTGCGCGCCCCGTGAAGTTCCGAACTTGGCGAAGCTGTTGGCGAAGTAATAAGTAAAAAAGTAGTCGTTGGCGTCCGTGTTGTGTCCGTACTTTTCATAAACCACACCTGTAACGGGGTTCTTTTGCTTTTCCTTATGTTTTCCGCCGTCTGAAGCCTGTTTTAAATATTTGTAGTCGCCAATTGTACGGGTGCAATTGTCACCAAAGCTGACTTCAATTCCGTCAAGCCCGTTAAGAACTTCATTGAACCAATTACAACGAAGGTCAACGTTCGGGTTTTTACTTGGAACGCGGCGAATAACTGTGTAACCCGCATCTTTAAGCTGGTTTTCTATAAGCGTGAAAAAGTTAACGCCCTTTTCAAGCTTAACGTCAGCCTTTTTGCTGGTCGCGTCACCATATATAAACACCGTCAGCCCGTTCGGCGGGTACCTTTGGGCGAATTCCTGTATTGTGTGTTTTAGTGTGTTTCTTGGGTCTTCAAGGCAAATTTCGTCAATTTGCCACGCCTTCAGGTCTTCAGCTTGAAAAATGTCAAGGGTCATAAACGGGTTAACGTTTTCGTCAAATGTAAGGTGAAGGGGTTTTTCAGGGTCATAAGGAACCGAAGGCGTAACGTGGCGCTTCGTGTCAAAGCTTTTATACATTTCGCCGCCTTTGTCTAATTTGCCCCAAAAACCAAGCCCGTAAATGCAATAAAAATCGTAATCGTTGGCTTTGTCGTGTTCAAAGTCAATGATTGTCTGTGTATCGTAAAAGCCGAAGGTCTTACAGGGCGACCCAACGACCCAATAATTATTTAAGTACGTTGAACGCACAACGACGAAGTTTGAAGGCTTCGCAATTCCGCCAACAGTCAAAGGGTTTCCTTCCCACTTTTCAGCGACTTCAGTATAAAGCGGGTCAATGTCAAGCTTCAGAATTCCGTTCCTGTCAACCAGCGAATTTGAAAGCTGAACTTTGCCCTGTTTGTCAAATACTTCTTTTTTAATCCAATGTTCTTCGTCAATAGGGTTGAACGCGCAAATTATCTGTTGACCAAGGCGACCACGCAAACGCTTACGAATTTGCTTAAAGTCCGCAAGTTCCATTTCTGAAATTTCGTCCATTACGACCCTTTTGAAGCCTGAAATTCCTTTTATTTTTTCGGAATTGTCAAGCCCTTTGAATATGATTGTCGCCCCGTTAATGCAAGTTATACGTCTGTAATTGACCCTAAAAAAAGCGTTCAATTTCAGTGTATTAATGACCGTAACGAAGTCTTTGAAAATAGTTTCTTCGAGCGTTGCCGACACTTTACGGAAAACAAGCGTGTCGCTTCCTTCAACAAGCGCCGCAATAATAACGACCGCTTGCGCAATACTGTAAGACTTCGCTGAAGACGAACCCCCGTAAAACCACAGGAAACGCCTTGCGGTGTTCGCAAATTCGCGTTCCAAGTGGTGAAAGTTCGGGTTGAATAGCTTCCAATTAAAGCGCAATTTGACGCGCTGTGTGTCTTTATTCTGTGTCTTCATATTCTGTAAAAGTTGGTTCTTCGTCGTCGTCGTCGTCGCCACCAATATAAAATTCAGTTTTAGTTTTAACGGTCGTTTCCGTTTTTTCTTCAGCCGACCAGCCCAAGTTTTTAAGCGCGAAAACGGCACCTTGCGGAAACGCTTCCTGAAGCATAAGTTCGTAATTCATTTCAATAAGGGCGCGCGCCTTCTTGATAGTGTGACTAAATTCAGGATTTTGTTCGTAAGAATAAAAGCTTTTTCTGTCTGAAAAACCACAATACAAAACTAAACCTGTGATTGTCAATTTAATACGGTCTTCGTAACAATTAACAAAATATTCCTTAATTTGTTCTTCAAGTTCTTCTTTTCGGGAATACATTCGAGGGCGACCGACAGGGTTCCTGTCAAATACAGCCTGAATGAATTCCCTTTGCTTTTCAACAGCCGTTTTCTTTGGAACAGCTGGAAGGTTCTTTTCGTCTTTTTCCTTCTTATTCATTTGGAATTTCAGTCGTTGCGGAACCGTTATAATGAACTTCGGTTTCCTGTGTTAAACTTTTTTTGTAAAAACTCAAATAGTCAGGCGTAAACAAAAGCTCAAAGCCTTCAAGTTTGTCGTAACCTTCAGCCATAAATTCAAAAAGAAGCCCCTTAAATTTGTCAAGGTTTTCTTTTGCGACCAATTCAGCCAAAACTTGAACTTCACCTTCGTTCAGGTTGTAAAGATAGCTAAAAACGTTGTTTCTGTAATCAAATTCAGCTTTCTTCATTCCACGGGCAAACTGTGTCGATTTGTCTTCAATAATAGCCCAAACGATTGTTTGAAATTCTTCAAGTGACCTGAAGACAAAAACACGAAAACCGTGTTCGTCAAGTATTGTGTGAACTTTTACTTGGTCTTTGGAAACTGTTCCTGTTGGTGTTTTGCATTCCAAGAAAAATGTTCGTTTCCAAAAATGAAATTCCAAGTCAGGAACCCCAGCAACCACACCCATAGCTTTAAGCCTGTTCCCAGCTGAACCACTCATTTTGCCGCCATTAGGAACGTGATACATTAAACCGCGCAACTTTGGGAAGGTGTTATTAAACCATTGAAAGCATTCCGCCTGAATTCGCCCTTCAGTTTCTTTTTGTTGTTCTTTTGTTTCCATTGTTTTTGATTTTGATTTTATGGAACATTAAAAAGTTTAATGTTCCGTTAATGTTCCACTTTAAAAAAAGCGCTGAACCCCTTATTTTATTAGTAATTATTAAATTTTAAAATATTATTATTATACTATTGGAACATTGGAACATTGAATTCGCTATTCTTTACCTTTTTTCAGTTTTGCCGTTTTGCTGGTGTTTTTTCAACTGAATAGGAACTTTGATGTTCCATTGTTCCACTTGTTCAAAAGTCGCTGAAAATCAACGCTTTAAAGTGGAACAAGTTTATTGTTCCATTGTTCCACTTTTAGAATTTAAACTTAATTTCGCCCTGTTCGCCTTGTTCGTTGGTTTTCTTTGGTGCGTCGCCGCCTTGGTTTTCATTTATATAGTTTGAAGTTGTTCTTAACTTCACAAAGTAACCACGGGTTTTGTGTCCGTTTATGCGTTTGTTTCCTTTTATAAATCCAAGCTGTGTCATTGATTTTCCAATAAATTTGGCGTTCAATGTTTTTCCAAGAAACTTTTCCTGTAACGTGCTTAATATGTCAGGAAGCGAATAAAACGACGCTTCAGGGTCTTCTTCAGTAGCCAGCGCGAAGCATTGCTTAATAAGGTCTTTTTCAATGTCTGTAATTTCAAAAGCTTTGTTCATTGCGTCGCGCTGCTGCATTTCGTCGCTGGTCAAATTTTGGTTAAATTCTTTGTCGTGAAAAAGTGCGAAGGCTTGCGCCCAAACCTTATGAATGTTTACTTCGGTTTTGTAGTTCCAATTTATGTCTTCGACATTGATACACAGCCAGCGCGTGTTTTCGCTGTCTGTAAGAAATTCGTCTTTATTGGTTGACCCGAAGAAATTGGCGCGACGCGGCTGTTCTTCAGCATCGACGGCGAACGCCTTACGTTCTTTAATCATAGCCATTGAAATAATTGACTTCAAATGATTGACTTCAATATTTGACAGCGAAGCGAGTTCTTCAAGGTTGTAAATGAAATTTTCGGAAAAACTAAAATAGGTGTCTTTGTTGTCGCGAATTGGGGCTTCAGTATAATATTTCGAGCCAAATGGGTTCAAGAACCGTATAAACGTGCTTTTTCCTTTTTCTTGTTTTTCGCCAATCAAAACGTAAACAAAACGGTTTTCAATTCCGTAAAGCGCACACCCGACACAGCGAACCAGCATTTTGCGGAACTGTGTAACGTGAAATTCTTGGTTCGTGGCTTTAATGTAGCCCGCCAGCGCGCCAATATGGTCTTCTTCATAGTTCCAAGCGGGAAGGTTTTCAAAGTAGTTTAAAAACGGGTTGTAAAGCGTCATAAAATCTGACTTCAAAAGCGACTTTAATTTTTCCATTGAAAACTTAAAATTCACGTGCTGAAGTTTTCTGTATAATGTATCGACGTTCAATTTTTCAAAATCGTCGTCGGTTCCAGCTTTGCGACATTCCGAACGCTGTGTTACTTCATTGCGAACAAATTCCCAATTCTTACGAAGAAAATATTCTACTTTGTAAATTTCAGGCTTTTCCGAAATTCCGAAAGCGTCGGCGTTTTCTGAAAACACGCGCGCAAATACCTTACGAACTTTTTCCAAAGATAAAAGAAAACGTTCACACAGGTTTTTAATGTCCGTGTCTGTGTAATTACGCCCTTCGCGGTTAATCAAATGCGCAAAAGAATAAACTTCGCGCCAAGCGTCTTTTTCTTGTTGTGAACGTGCCTGTTGAACTTCAGGCGCTTCGTCAAAAGGAACATATTTCTTTTCCTGAACAAACCCTTCTTTTAAGAAGTCGTTCGCTGTAATCTCTTTATTTTCCTTCATCTTTATTTATTGTCTTTTAAAAATAACTGTGACTTCATTCCTGTTTGAATTGCTGTCTTTGCGGTTTTTTGATAGCCTTCGACACCTTTGCGAAGGTATGAATTATTTTGAATTAAATTAAAAATAAAACTTTCGGCTTCGTGAAAATCTATGTAACCCGTTGCAACGTAACCGCCCAAGGTAACCGCCGCCGCCCTTATTTGCGGGTGACCGTTGTCAATAATTTTTTCAACCAGCGACAAAATAATTCTTTGAACCTGAAGTTTTTCGCTGGAACCAGCTTCGACTTTTACAGGCACAATGTCTGAAGCTTGAAATTCATTTATTTTTTTACCTTTTCGCGTCCAAGTGTCGGGGTTTTCTCTAAAAAGAAGGTCTTCGTCGTAAGACAGAAAAAGCGGCAAAATGCAATTTTGACCTGAACCGTCAAAACCTTTGTACTTTTCCATTTCAATAGCAAGCCCGTAAAAATACGCCTTGAATTCGTCTGTCGAACTTACGACAGGAATTTTGACCAAGAACTTAACGCCCTTTTTTGAAGGTGAAAGCCAGCCAGCAACGACACACTTGAACAGGTCAAAAATGTAATACTTAAAAGCGACCGCGTGCGCTATGTGGTCAAAGTCAAGAACCATAAGCCCTGTAAATTTTACAATGTCGCTATATTTACGACCTTGACCGTTTGACACGACGCAAGGCGTAAAATAGTAAAGATTTTCCTGTTTAAGCTTCGCTTTTTCCTTCAGGTTTCCGTTTGCTTCAGCTTCAGCAATTCGACGAAATACGTCTTTTGTCTTTTCGCTTGGGTTTTGGTTCGCTTTTAGGAATTCAAATAAAGTGACCATTCCCAAAGGTTCGGGAATGTTCACTTTTGCTGGATAGTATTGAAATTCAATTTGGTTCATTTAGTCAACTTCTATTTTGTAAGCTGTTATTGGTTCGCTTTGCTTTTTCTGTTCTTTTATTCGAGTGTAGCAACAAACGCGTTGCCCTGTTTCGTGAACTATAAGGCAAAATTCAAGTTTGTAGTTGAACGGCAAAGCTGAAAAAGCGTCCGTAAATTTAAAGAAATAATTCACAGGAAAAAATTCAGGAATTAAAGCAATTATTTCGTTGCGAACGAATTCCAATTTTGCTGGTTTTTCTTTGTCTAAAAAAGAAATAATTGTTTCCTGAACGTGGTCTTCGTTACTTCTTAAATGCGTCGGCGTTTTTATCTTTTCAAGCTTGAAGTCGGTTTTATTCGACTTCAAAGCTTTTAAGATAATATTTGAAACGCGGGAACCTTCACCGTGTTTGAACCTTACTTTGTAATTAATATTTGGGTTTGCGTTTGCCATTAGTCAAAATTTAAGTTTGTAACATAGTCTTTTAATTCTTTAACGTATTGGCTTTTTTCTTCAGCCTGTTGCGTAAGAAGGTCTTCGTATAAATCGGGGTCAAGAAATTCGACAATAGCCTTTTTGCAAAGACGCTGAAGCTTTTCAGGTTCCACGGCGTCAAGTTCAACTTGACCAAGCCCGCCCCAATTCGCTGTTCGACTGTCGCCCACTTTTGCGGGTGCTGGTGGCAACTTCCACGCAAGAACCTGTTCTTCCATTAATGCAATTCTTTTAACCTCAACAGGACAGCCAAAACGCGTAAAGTTTTCTTCAATACTTCGCGGAATGTCTTCGCCGCTTGGGTCATAGTCACCAAAATACAAAATTACAGGAATTTTGCCGTCTTCTTTTACACGCTGGAACCTTTGGCGCGCTTCGTTCAGGAATGTCAAAGAAGGGTAACCTTTGCACGGTGCAAGTGCAACGTCGTATTCTGAACACGGGTCTTTAAAAACCCCTTGAAGCGCCTTTTTTTCAATCCAAACTTCGGGAACAATTGGCTGGTTTTCCCAGCGGTTTTTTGAATAGTTTTGAACCCACGCCCGAACCTGTCGTTTTCCTGTGTCAATTTGGTCTTCAAGAATTGTTTCTTCTGAAGCTGTGAAGCCCAAAACTTCCCTGTCGTGGTCGCTGAATGCTTCAAAATCAATTTGACCAGCCCAACGCGCCTGAATCATAGCTTCAACGACACGCTTATAGTGCTGCATTGTGTTTGTCATTCCAATTCCAACAAGTTGATAATGAAGCCCGCGAATGGTTAAAACCCCCGCTTTATAGCGCTTAACTATTTGAATTGAATTTTGAATTATCCAATTTCTTGTAAATTCGTCCTGTGTTCTGATTTTTTTTGCCATTTTATTTGTTTTATAATTATTAATATTTGTATCTTTGACCCGTTGCGTTTCCAAATTGCTGAAAAGGCTTTTTTATCGTGGCGGGTTTACTAAATAATTTGAACATTACCTTCGTTATTCTGTAATGAAGGAAACCCAAAATAAGGCGGGCGTTCAAAAGAGGAATGAAATCGAACTTCGCCTTTCCGCCTTATTTTAAATCAATCTTTACTTCCAAACTTTCCTTATTTAAAGCATTATCTAAACAAGAAATTATTATTTGGTTACTTGGTGAAGGGTAAAAGTTTTTAACCCCGTAAAACGTCGAACCTGTTCCAAAACATATTTCGCAAAGTGCCGTTTTACAAGTTTCACGAAAATAGTAATCTAAAATTGACCTGAAATAATTTGGCATAAGAACCAAAACTTCAGTCGGGTTCGTTAGTTCCGCAATTTTAGCAATTTGAAGACGACATTCTTTAAGAATGGTTTCAATTTCGTCGTAAGTGTATTCTTTTAATTTATTTTTCATCTTGAAGGTATAAAAGCCCCCGAAGGGGCGGTTAATTAATTAAAGCGTAGCGGTTGCAATATGCTGGTCTTTGTAGTGACGACTGTCACCTTTTCCGACCAATTCAAAACGACTGAAGAAAAAGTTCGGGCTGTAAATTTCGCCTGTTTTTGGGTCTTTACAAATCATTACAGCCACAAAGTTTGGGTTTGTTGAACTTCGGGTTCCAAGAACCTTCCCTTCTTTGTCTGTGACTGTGTAAAGAAATTTTTTACCTTTTTGAACTACTGTAAGTTTGTAATCTGTGCTTAATAAACTCATAATTTGTTTTTTTTTATTGTTATTGATAGGGCAAATGTAATCATTTCGGCGAACCCTGCAAATTTTTTTGCAAGTTTTTTTTAAATTAAAAAGGACAGTCGTCTTCAAAACGGTCTTCTTCGTAGTATTTACGCACGTTTTCGCGAAGTGTTAAAAGTTGAATATTGTCAATATGATAGCCTTTTTTGTTGTCAATTCTGTCAACTGTGGCGTTTTTTCCGCGCCTTCCTTTTACGATACAGTAGCCCGTTTCTTGGCAAAAAATGCGAAATTGTTCCAGCGTAATTGAAAAGTCTTTATTTCTTTTTAAAGCATTAACTTTGAATTGACTGAAGCGAACACCAACAGGGTCGGTTTTTCTTCTTTTCCTTTGGTAGTGTTTATGACAAAGCCCGCCGAGTTTTTCGACGGGTTTGTTGTTACAGGAATAAGCGCAACAGTATTGACCTTTTTCTTTTTTCGCTTGGCTTAATTTCATTTGTGTAGTGAATAACCGTGAAAAGATATGACAAAAACCCCTTCATTTTTAACGAACGGTTCGTTTACGCCCTTTTCATTTAGCACCTGAACAATTTCGTCTTCAATCTTATATTTTGACCTGTCAGCTTTAAAAGCTTGTTGTTTTCCAAGAATTTGAACCAAACAGGACAATAAAACGTGCGGGTCTTCTTTCATTTGTTCAATGGTTCCAGCTGCAACGATTTTCTTTGCGCAAAAGAATTCCTTTTTTACGCGTTTAGAAACGCCGAAAGTTTGCGACTTTGACAAAGTTGCATTAATTAAGAAAATAGGCTTCCCGTGACTTCCCTGTGCTTCCAGCGCGTCGTTATATATTGAATTCATTTCTTTAAAACTTTGTTTAAGTGTGCTTTTACCTTTTCGGCTGAATTCTGTTCAAATTTAACCGAAGTAATTCCTTTTATTTCTTTTCCGCCAATAGTAACGCGAACCTGAAGCCATTCGTCGGCTTCAGGTTGTAATTTTACAATAAGCGCCCCGTCTTTTTGCTGTGTCATTTCGTTTAACTTTGCCATTATTCGCGAATTACAATTTGACTGTCTTCAAGCGGTTCTTCTAAACGCATAGCTTTAAAAACGTTAAGTAAAGCAAAAACGTCTTTTTCGCAATAAATACAAATTCGCTTTAATTCGCCAGCGTGAAAAGCCGCCGCGACTTTGGAACCGTCAAGGTCGTCTTTTGGCGTTTCCAAGCCGAAAGCCATACACAAAGCGGGCAAACCAGCTGAATTGAAGCCGCCAAGCTTCCAAATTTCTTGGGTGTCAAGGTTAATTTGTTCCCAAGGTTTCAAGTGTGCTGTGTCAAGGTTTTTGGGAAGTGAAATCCTATTTATTAACATTCTTTTAGCCATATAAGGGAAGTCAAAACCTTTGCCGTAATGCGCGCAAAGACGGGCGTCAATGACTGACTTATTGAAAGCTTCAAGGTCGTCTTTAAACGCTCGAAGAAGTTGACCTTCGTTAATATTCGCATAAGAACGCATATAAAATTGACCTTGGTACATAAACCCGACAGAAATACAAACGACGCGACTAAATTCAGGGTGAAGCCCCGCTTCAGCCGTCCAAAGGTCTGAAAAGTATTTTTCAAAATTTTCAAGGTTGCGTTTGTGAAGCTGGTCGTTGTAGTTCGTGTTTTCCATAGTTTCCGCGCTTGGCATTCTTGGCGCTTCAGGTCGGAACTTGAACTTGTAAATCCATTCTGTACGAACGTTTTCAGGAACGTCTTTAAATTCCAGCCAATTTGGGGCTGTTTCAATGTCTAAAAAAAGAATTGTTTCAATTCTTATGGTGTTAATTATTGTCATTTTAAACTTGTTTAATTATTAAAAAATCCTGTTCAATTTCTTCGTTTTCAAAAACTTTACAGCCGCAAAATTCGCTATTACCTTGAAAATATCTTTGGTACATTCCGCAAATTTGAGAAGAAGCCAATTCTTTTTTAAATTTAAAAACGCCTTTTTCTGAAAATAAAATTGCAAAATCTGAACGGGGTTCTTGTTCTTTTTTCTTAAAAAGTTGTTCTTGTAATCTTTTAGTTAATTCCATTCTTATTGATTTTTAAATTAATAGTCTTCTTCGTCTTCTTCGTCGTTTCCGCATTCAATACAGTAGTTTTCACCGTCGGGGCTATGTTCGGAACTTTCGCCCTGTTCGTGCCACCAGCCGCAACTTGTACAAAGAAAAATTTCTTGGTCAATAGTTTCAAGTTGTTCAGTTGTAAGGTCTTCTTCTTCGTAGCCGTAAGCCTGACAGGCTGCCTGTAAAGTCATACAAGTTCCCTGTAAATAGTCAATAATATTTTGAATGTCGGCGTCTGTTATTTTATTTTTCATAAACTGTAATTAAGTCGATTATTTTTAATTTTTCCAAGTACCATTTCGGCGCCGAAATTTCAAAGCGTCCGTAAGGTCTTACGGGGCTAAAAGTACAAATTTTCTTTGGAAACCATTCCTTCGACATCCACGCCGTGCCTTCGGGGTTCCCTTTTTGATACAAAGCCGCAATTGATTTTTCGCTTTCGGCGTAAAAGGAAGCTTCAAAAGTAATCATTTTTTTTGTGTCGTCGCATTCGCAAGCTTCACAGGTTCCCGAACAAACGCGGGCTTCTTTTACTTCAATTTCTTCAGTTTTTTTCATTTGATTAATTATTTAAGTTATACATTTTTTCCATTCGTTCAACCCACGCTTCAGGGTTCTTGTAACCCTTATAAACGGCGTAATCTGACAGCTGAAGTTTTTCGTTCATTAATATTTGTCTAATAATCCAGCCTTGTTTGTAGCCCTTCAATTCCCGAACGCGTTCCAGCTGTTCAATTGACATATCGCCCCAAGTTTTATTTATTAATTCAGGCGGTAAAAGCTGGTAATTTTCAACCTGTATAAATTCGCCTTCAGCAAGCTTTTTTTCTTCTTTTGGGAATATATAGCCGCAATGTTTACACTTTGGCGCTGGTGCTGGAATTATACAGCCGCAACCCTTAAAACCGCGTTCGTCAAATCGGTCTTCAGGACATTCTTTGACGGGTGCAATTCCAAGCTTTTCGCCGCGTTTGTGTGTAAGTGACCAAGTTCGTTCCTGTTCCCAAAACCCCAAAGAATAAACGTTTCCGCCCATATCTAATAAATTGAAGTGCGTTTTTTGTAAATAGCCAACTTTGCCCTGAAATTCTGAAGGCGTTATTCTTGAACCACGCCCGCCCATTTGAAGCCATAACGACAGCGACAAAGTGACACGGTTAACAATTACGGTTTCAATAGTCCATTCGTCGAAGCCTGTTGTTGCAATATCGACGTTGCAAAGAACCTGAATAAGCCCTTTTTTGAATGCTGCAAATATTTGTTCACGCTGAAGCTTTGGCGTGGTTCCGTCAACGTGAACGGCTGTAATTCCAGCTTCATTGAAGGCTTGCGCTACTTTTTTACTGTGGTCAACGTTTACGTTGAAACAAATTGCTTTTGTGTTTGGTGTGAAACGTCTGTATTTGTCAACAACGCCGTCGTAAAGCGGTTTTTTGTTAAACATTTCAAACATTTCTTTATTATCGTATTCGCCGCCCTTAACCGACAGTTTTGAAGCGTCAACTTTTACGGAATAAGTTATTGCTGGAACAAGAAATTCCTGTTTAATAAGTTCGCTAATTGTGACCGTTTCAACTATGTCGTCGTAAATGTCAGCCATTTGGGTCATTTTTCCTGTTCTTACAGGTGTCGCCGTTGCGCCAATTGTCAAAACATCAATATAAGCTTCAGACGTAAGAACTTTGTCGAAAATTTGCTTATGACATTCGTCAATAATTAAAAGGTCAATTTTCGGGAATTTTCGCTTAACTAATGTTTGAACGGTTGCAACGTAACAATTTGCATTTTGTCGCATTGTTTTTCCTGAAGTAATAACGGCGGGGTTAAGTCCGTAGTCAATCAATTTTTTGCGTGCCTGTTCTAAAAGTTCGGAACGGTCAACCGCAATCATAACAGTAAAACCGTTGTCAACACTTTCGCGCGCAATATCGGCAAATGTCACGGTTTTTCCTGAACCTGTTGGCTTACAAAGAACAACCTTTTTTTTGCCTTTTGAAAAACATTGACGAACGCCGTCTTTTGCTTCAATTTGATAGGGTCTTAATTTCATTTTTTTTTATTGTATTAATTAACGTTTGCAAACGTAGTAAAAAAAAATTGCAAAAAAAAGCGCAAATATATTTTTTTTATTGAAAAGTTTGTTTTTACTTTGCGACATCAAAAAACAAGAACAATGAATTGGAAGCAATTTGTAACTGAAGTAAATCAAAATTTTGTTATTCGTTATAAGTTCGACGAAGACAAGAAAACAAGTTTAATAGGTGCGGGAAGGTACCCGCTAATTTTGGAAAAAGCAAAAGACGCCGACGAAATGACTTATAAACACTTTCAAAAGGCTTTAAGTTCACCCGACACAAAAGTTGTCATAAGACTTCGCGGCGGGCTTACAATTTCATTCTGTCGTAAATAAAATAAATTAATTATAAAAATGGAAAACGAGAAAAAACCAACTAAAAGGCTGACTTTAAAAGAAAAAAAGAACAAGCCGCTTAATAACGAATTGAAAAAACGCGTTATTGACGCCAAAGGCAAACTTCCAACAAGCGGAATAACTTCGCTTTTGATTTTCAAACACCCTGAACTTGACACGATAAAAAAGAAGTCGTTAATTGCGAACGTTTTACAGTTAAGACAGACAGACGAAGACATTACTGAAAAGCTGGAAGCCTTGGCGTTCACGCTTACTGAAAACCCTGAAATTTAAAAAACAATTACTATGGCAAAATTTGCGAAATTACTTGAAAACCAAGCTGGCGACCAGCTTCTTATTTGTGTTAAGAACACAGATAACGGAACCGAAGAAACAGGAACCAACGGCGTCGAATTTACTTTTGAACAAGAAAGCGCTTTCGTTTCTGTTACTGTAAGCCCTATGACTTACGAAAAGGCGCTTGAATACGTCGAAAATTTCACCCAAGAAAAGGCTGAAGAAATTCTTGTTGACCCTTTTCACTATTTCACTAATTTATAAATCTTTAATACTTTAAACAATGAACAATTCATTTATTCCAGCGGGTTACGAACAACCTACAAGCGGCGGCGGTTTTACAAAACTTGAAAACGGCGAAAACAAATTTAGAATTCTGTCAAGTCCTTTACTTATGTGGCTTGAATGGCGCGACGGCAAACCAATTCGACACGCATTCAAACAGGGCGAACCAAAACCACAAAAAGGCGCTGACCAAAAAGACAGCGTAAAACACGCTTGGGGTCTTATAGTTTGGAACTACAAAACCCAAAAAATTGAAGTTATGGAACTTGACAAACAGGACGTTATTTCGTCAATTTTGGCTTTGTCAGAAAAACCCGCTTGGGGTCACCCTAAAAATTACGACGTCGTAATTACAAAAAAGGGTTCAGGAATGGACACAGAATATATGACCACACCCGAACCGCCAAGCGAACCTTCAAACGCTATTATTGAAGCATACACAGAAACGCCAATTGACTTAAATCAATTGTTAATTCAAGGCGGGAACCCGTTTATTGCAAAGAATACAGCAGCCGACCCAACGAACGCCAACACACAACCAGCAGCAACAGCGACCAAGGTCGTAACGCCTGAAAATTGGGTTGCTGGTGACCAAGTTCCAGCTGGTTACGAAGTTGACCCAGCAACGGGCGCACTTGCAAAAAAGAAACTTCCTTTTTAATTTAACCGCCCCTTCGGGGGCTTTTTAATCACTTTATAAAAACAATAAAAATGGAAAATCAAACCAAAATTAAACGCATTAAAATTCAGAATTTCAAAGGCTTAAAAGCTTACGAAGGTGAAGTTCTTGGAAAAGATATTTATTTAATCGGAAAAAACGCGGCTGGAAAAACGTCGTTCATTGAAGCTGTTTGGCTTGCGCTTACGGGCAAAAACATTCCGCCAAAACCTGTCACAACAGGCGCCAAAAAGGGTCTTATTGAAGTTGAACTTGAAGACGGTTACGTTGTACGCGTAAAAATGAATTCAACAGGCAAAAGCCCTATTAATTTTGAAATTGAAAACCTCAACGCTGAAGACGAAAAAGACCAATTTGTTAAGGCGCCTCGAACTTGGCTGAACAATAGAATTGGCGTAATTGACTTCGACGTTAACGACTTCTTCAAAATGTCAGACGCCAAACAAGTTGAATATTTCTGTAAAATTACAGGGCTTGACGTCACAGAAATTGACCAGCAAATTGAAGAACTTTCCGAAAGCCGAAAATTCGACAAAAAGAAGCTGGCTGAACTTCAGACAAAAACGGGGTTTTTTAACGCTGAAGACGCCGAAAAAGAACCTGTTGACGTTGTTAAGCTTTCAAAAGAAATTTCTGAACTGAAGGAAGCTGAACGCGTAAAAGCGCAAACTTGGAACACAGTAACCGAAGGAATAGCGGAACGCGAACAACAAGCCAAAGAACTTGAACGTCAAATTGCTGAAGCTTCGGCGAAGCTTAACGGCGGCGAATACGTTAACAGCATCGGAACGACTGTAAATGTCGAAAAAGGTCTTAAAACTCAAATTTCTGACGGTTACGAATGGCTAAAAGACTGGAACAACAAGCCTGTTCCAAATCCTGAACTTGAACGAATGGAAAAAGAATTTGAAAATTCCGAAGCTATTAACGAAAAAATTAAGGAAGCCAAATCGTTCAAAGAAGTTGACGAACAAATTGAAAAACTTGAAGCTGCAATTGAAGAAGCTACTGAAGAAATTCAGGCTGAAAAAGACAAAAAGGCGGCTGTAATTGCTGAAAAAATCAATATTGAAGGTTTGTCTTATGACATAGAAAAAGAATGTTTCTTATTCAACGAACTTCCTTTTGATAAAAATCAAATAAATACAGCTTCGCAAATTGTCGCTGGTCTTAAAATAGGGGCTTCGCTTTTAAACGAAGTTAAAATTCTTAAAATCGACGCTTCACTTGTTGACAAAGAAAACTTCAAGAAAATTCAAAGCTGGTCACAGTCCGAAGGAATTGAATTGTTCATTGAACTTGTTGACCGCGAAGCGGGCGCCTTAAAAATAGAAATTGAAGAAGCCAGCGAATAAGCCAACGGAACGCTATATTGTTGCGCTGTACGAACTTGAACAGCAGCGCAACAGTTACGTTCTTTATTTTCCATTTTGCGACACACACGGACAGCAAAAGAAGCTTATAAAAGAAATATTCAAACTTACTGAAGAAATAAACGTTTTACTTGAAATCTATTCTTATGAAGAAAAAGCTTGAAGAAATTGAACCCAAAAAAAATGTTCCAAAAACCCAAATTGAAAAATTCAAGCGTTTGGAACAAATTAACCCAAATTTAAGGGTTTTGGCGAAAACTTTTGACCTCGTTATAAAACTTTAACGGAATAAAAGGAAGCCACCAATTAAGGCGCTTGTAACGCCGACACCTTTTAAAAACCCAAAGAAACCGCGCCTTATTCCGCGGTTTTTTTCGTTTTCAGCGACTTTTTTTAAGTCAACAACATTCTGTTCCAAATTAGCGTTTATTTGCTTTAAATAGCTTAAATCTACCTTCAGGACGTCGTTAACCTGTTTTAATTCGGTTTTCACTTCGTCACAGGTCGCCAAAGCGCTTTTTGAAGCTTGAAGTTTTTCTTTACATTCTTTGCCTTCAATCATTTTGAAAACGGCTTTGTCTAAATCCTTAACAGCTACTTTTACGCTGTCTTTATTCGTTTGCAAGTTTTGCGAAAATGCGGCGGCGTTCATTAACAGGACGGCTAATAAAATCGGTTTTAACTTTTTCATATTTTAATATAATTTTAGGTTCTAAATTTTTGTAAGCTTGTTCTTTTGCTTCCAGCGTTTTAATTCTTTTTTCTTTTTCAATTAAAATAATGCTGTCTTTTGTAAGTTCTTTTTTCAAAGCTTCGTTTTCCTTTTCGCGTTTCTTAACTTCTTTTTGCAATTCCTTGGTTTGTGCTTTCAAGGGGCTAATTGCGTAATATTGTAAGAAGGCTATAAACGCCCAAACCAGCGCGACGGCTATTAAGGGCGTTTTGTATTGTTTTAATAAATTCCAAATCATTTGTTCAGTTTTTTAATTGCTTCAAATATAGCCTTTGCAATTTTCGTTTGACCTTCTTCAGACATTAGAATTTTATAGTCTTCTTTGTTCGTGAAAAAGAAATTTTCAACAAGAACAGCGCGGCAAATTGATTTTTTTATAATGAAAAAGTCAATTTCTTTGTCAGCGTCGCCGTCCGCCGTTTCTGTTCTAAAATTAGCCTTTGGAAAAGCTTTTTTCATTTCTTCGTAAATGGTTTGCGCCACAACGTCAGACTTGTTTTGCCCTACTGTCGAAAACACTTCCCAACCGTTCGCTTTTTCTTCAGCCGCCGCGTTTGAATGCAAGCTTATAAGAATTGCTTCAGGGTATTTGTTGGCGCGTCTTACGCGTTCGCCAAGTGAAATGTCAGTTAATTCAGGAACCAATTCAACGACGTCAATTTTTTCTTTTTTGCAAAGTTCAATTATTTTCTTTGCAATAGCCCTGTTCGTAACGCCTTCGTAAAGTACGCCTTCGCCGAAGTCAGGCGAACGTTTTCCAGCTGTTTGCGGAACGCCGTTAATAACGCCACCGTGACCGTTTTCAATTAAAAATGTTGTTTTCATAATAATTCACCGTATTTTTGTTTATATTTATTTATACTTTTTTCTTGTTCAGCGACTACTTTTTTAAGATAGTTGTTAACTTCAACAAGCTGGTCAACTTGCGTCTTCATATCGTTTAAAAGCGTCTTTTCCATTTCTCGAACTGTCTTCAGGTTTTCAAGTTCAGACGTTCGCACGCTTTGACGTTGTATTTTCAAGCCGCTGAAGTAAGCAACGACTGAACCAATTAAGCCAGCTATGACTTCCCAATTGTTTGCAATAAAATTTTTCATACTAAAGACCTTTGTATTGTATCCAAATTGCAGCGTAATAAGCTGGTTCAATATTGAAAGCGTTTCCGTTTAATGCTGGTGCGCCGTTTCCTGTGTTACCAGCGCCGCCGCTTCCTGTTGTTCGCGCCATTTGAAAACCTGAATTGTCATTGTCGCTGTCGCCTGAACCTACGTTGCCAGGCACCGAAACACCGCCGCCAATTTCACTAAAAAATAAGTCATTATAAGGGTGCGTGTGTGAAGGTATTGAATGCGTGTGCGGCGGAATATGCGCGGGGCTTAAAGTTTTTGTTCTTGAACCTGAAGCCGTATTTGGAAGGTCTTCGGAACCCGCCATTTTTATAAATTTATTTCGTAAGTCAGGCGTTCCGTTGTTTCCATCACACACAGCCCAACCAGCGGGAATGTTAACAGGGTCAAACCAAAGCATTGCAGCACCAACAGGCGTCAAATTTCTGAAGTCTGAAATTCGCACCAAGTCAGACAGCGGAAAAGAAGAAACAAGAACTTCGTCGGCGTCAATAGGGTCGTTTGTAGTGGCGTAACGCGTAACATAAGCGTCTTTTAAGTCAAGGTTGCCGTCAGCGTTCGTGTCTTCATTATAAGGCACCTGAAGCGTTTTTTCGACTATTTTAACAGTTGCGCCAACGACCGAAGGCTTGAAGTAAATTACTTCTTTATTTTGCACAAAAAAGCCTTCAGAAATTGAAGCGCCTGTTGTAACTATTCCGTCAAGAATTGCGTTGTTTCCAGCCATTTTTGACAAAGCGCTTAACGGCTTTGTATAAGCTTCCTGTAAAAAAGCCAAGGTTTCAATTGTCATAGGAAACCCGCCCGAAAAAAGTTTTAAAGTATTCATATTATATCCAAATTATTTTATAGCGCTTTGACGCAAGTTTATAGTAATTTATTAAGGCTTTAATTCTATTTTCAAAGTTAAGAATATCAAACGGGCTGACAGGTTTCAACGCTATTGGAAAAACAACGTAAAAGTCAACGCCAACGTCATTGAAAACGCTGAAGTCGTATAAGTAACCTGTTCCTAAATAAACAGGTCTTTGTTCAGGAATTGAATAAATATAAAGCGGGTCGTTTATAATGCTGTCAGTAATATAAATGCGCCTTTGCGGGTCGTCGTAAGCGTCATTTAAAACCTTTTCAAAAAGCATAACTTGACCGTTATGCACAATTTTATAAATTGACTTTTTACGAAAAATTTTAAATTCGTCGTGAAGAACTTTGACAGGTTCAACAAGGCAATAAATGTAAGCCACAAAAGCCGCTTTTCGCCAAAATATTGGCGTTAAAAGCAGCGAAAGTTTTCGGAAGTCAACGTTAAAAATATTATTATAGTTCACGTGCTAAAAATTGAAAAGTTGTGTTTGCGACGTCAAGCTTCATATAACCAGCGTCCGCAATATAATATTCGTTTATTGGTGAATAACCGTAAGCGCCGAACTTTGCTGCCGCTGAATTAAGAACAGGTTCTTCAACACCTTCGACAGCTTGCAAATAATCGGTTAATTTAGTAAGAATAAGTTCACCGTTGAACTCTAAATTACGAAGGAACGTTTTAACAGCTGTTTGAATTGGTTCGTTGTCGGTTCCGTCTAAACGTGCGCCGTAAGCGTCCAAAATTAGCGGGTTGTAATAAATGGTATAATCTGTTTTGAAGTCGTCTGGAACCCTTGAAACTATTATTAAACGCGTTCCAGCATATTTGACAGCTTCAGCGTAATTTTTAAAAGCCCCAAATTGAGCAACAGACAAAGGAACAAGTTCGCCGTCGTTGTCTTCAGTCGCAACTTTGACCTTCAGACGTCCGCCAATTTCTTCAATAGCCGCCTGTTTTATTATTTTGCTGGCTATAACGTCAGCTTGAACAGCGTTCGTGTTATCGTAAACAGCCATTTCAGTAAGGGCAAAACCAAGCTGAAATTCCAACATTTTTTTTCTGTACCAAGAAGGGGTTCCAATTTGGTTCAAAGCAATAGTTTCTTCAACTTCAAGCTTGAAGGTATCAAATATTTTTTCCAGCGTCCAAATGGTCACCGCGCAAATATAAACCCACAGGCGCCAAATAGCAACCTTTGAAGTGCTGGTTAAATTCGCCAAAGTTGACTGTTCGGAATTGGTTAAAACTTCCAAAGAAGACAGCGAAGGCGCTAACGCCTTACGCTGTAAAATTATTTCTTGTATTTCGTTTATTGTACGTGCCATTTTACAAAAGTATTAAATTTCAGGTTCAATTTCAATTTTTAACCAAATTTTTAATTTATCAAAATTAAAATCGTATTCGGAATGTAAAATAATTTCGTCTTCGTTTATCCATTCCGCGAATATTGGCACTATTGAACCTGAACGTTCTCTAAAACAACCAACGTCAACGTTTGTTTTGTTTTCAGGAAAACCCTGTTTTAAGCTTATACTAATCGCATTCGAGCCGTTATAATTAAACTTAACTATGTCACCAAGTTCGTTTTTCTCAAAAATAGGGTTAAGTTCAACGCCGTCGTTTGAAATCAAAAGGCATTTGTAAACCCTTGGAAATTTATTTTTAACTAAATTAACAAAGTCGTCAACGATTAAACTTTTATTTTTTCCTTTGAATTGGTCAAGTTTGTCTTTGTAATAAAAACGACCGTCTTCTTTTTCAACAAGTTGGGCTTCATTTTTAAAGACACGAATTGAATAGTCACTTGAATAAAAAAAAGGTGTTTTTATTTTTTCCTTTTCGTTTAGCCAAAAACGAAGACCGTCACCGTCGGCTTTATAAGCGTAATAATTAAGAATGAATTCTTGGGCGCAATAGTCTTCAAGAAACCCAATTCGTGTGGTTAACGCCTGTGAATTTGGTTTTTTTGTTCTTATAAATTCAATTTTTTCAGGGTTTGAAAAATTCAAAACCATATTATTAACAACAAAAATACCTTCAGGGTCGTTGCCAAAATTACCAACAGAAAATTCGCTTTTAAATTCAATTTCTTTTGTGTTGTTCCCGTAAGCGCTTGTTTCTTCAAAAGCTTCTTTTTTTGACTTTATATAAAGAATTTCGTCGCTTCCAAATATATTGCGTGTTAATTTTAAAGCTGGAAAAACAAGTTCTTCGTCTATAACAAAAACACCCATTTCAAGCTTATTATAAGCTTCGTTTGTTGGCGTTGTCAAAGTAACCAAAGAATTAAACTTAAATTCGTCGTAATTTTCACCAGCTGACACCAAAATAAAACTTATATCGGTTTCAATTTTTTCGCCTTCAAAAAGTAAAGGAAAATGTCGTTCGTAAGAAATATTTTGATTTTCGACAATTCTTAAAGCCCTTATTGAACGTGAAGCTGTATTTATAGCGTTTGCGTAGTCAAAAACTTTGTCATTAAAAGCCGCTTGGTTTTGAACGTCAAAATCGGAACCGTTTCCGTCAATAAGTCTGTCAATTTGAAAGCTTAAAAATGGTCTGTTTAAAATTACACTTTGCGTGTCGGGTTGTTTTACGGTGCAAACAAGATAAGCGTCGGCGTAAATGTTTCCTTCGCTGGCTGTTCCGCTTCCATAGGTTCCTGAAGGAAGTACAAAAATAGCTTGAAAACTTTTTCTTGCGTGGTTTCCGTCGCCAAAATCCGCTTCGTAATAATTAAGCTTTAAAATTTGACCTTTTTTAATAACAATTTCTTCAGGAAAAGCGTCAATAATTTCGCCAGCTGTCGAACCGCCAATTACAACTTCAGGAAAAGTGACTTCTTTAAACGACAGTTCACCTGAATAAGATTGAAATTGGTCAAAAAAAGCGACCAAATTTGTCAAATCCTGTAAGTTTTGGTTCGTAAAATTATTGTCAGTTAATACCAAGTTATTAATAAATTGGTTCGTTTGGTCAATAAAATCCTGAAGCCCGTTAATAAAGTCAATTTCTTGGTTTTGTAATACAAAAATCGGAAGCGTTGTCGTTGTTCCGTCTGAAAAACTAATTATTAAGCCCGTTGGCGTCTGTTCTGTTCCTGTAATAACAAAACCTTCGTCTTTGTGAATAAAACTGTCTATAAGGTCGGAAAATTGCTGTTGCGTTGGTTTGTCGCCTGTTTCAAAGTAGGTCTTCAAAACGTCAATCGGTTTTTTCATTTTAATTTGTGTTTATGTTACTATAAAAGTTTGTGAAATTATCATTACGCCAATTCCGCCAAGGTCGTCTTCTTCTATTAACGGGAAGCCCGTCGCAAGTTCAATTTTCTTTTCGGCGAAGTAGTTTGAAATTTCAGTTTGTTTATTTATGCTTTGCGGAATTTCAACCACGTCGTTTGAATTCATATCGTCACTTAAAGCCTTCCCGTTTTCAAAACAGAAATCAAAAGCGGCTTCCAAAGTTCCAAGGTATTGAACAACAGCGTCCAAAACGCTTTGATTTTCTATAATTACAGCTTTTGCCATTATTTCAGCCTTTTTGCGTTAATATTAATTTTGCCTTCAGAAATTTCAACGACCTGAACGCTGAAATTGTCAAGAACCAGCTGACGACGAACGTCCTGTTTAAGTTCCTGTATTGACTTTGAACCGTTTATTTCTTTTACAATTCCCAAGCCAATAAGCGGCGTTTCAAAAAAGAAACCCCTGTTCGCTTTTAAAATATTTTCAATATGAACTTCGTCACTTTCAAAAACAGCGAAGTCGCCGTTTTCAATAACAATGTCGTCTTCAAATTTAATATCTTTTGTAATTATTTCAGCCATTTTTACTGTGTTATTTGTGGGTTTGAAATTTCTGTTGCTGTGGTCGGAACTATTGGCGTTGTGTGCCAACTTGAAAGCTGTGCTTTTAAAGCTGAACCCCCGTCGTTTGCAACAGGCGTCCAAGCTGTGAACTTCGTTTTTAATTGGTTTATAGTCGTTTCAAGCTTGTTTATTTTGGTAACCAAAGCCGCCCCAAGCGGAACGCCACCGTTCCCGCCGCCGTTTATTGTAATAGCCCCGTTAATTGCAACGGCGCCGCTTATATTGACCGCGCCAGCAATAATGTCAACCAGCGGGGCTGTAAGCTTAATATTTGCGCCTTGAACTTCAAAATTAGTAGTTACGACCTTGGTCGTTTGACTGTTTATTTCAACGTTGTCAGAATTAATTTTTGTGTCTGAAGCGTTTATTTTTACATTATCGGAACTTAATTCTGTGTTCGTTGCTGTGACGTCGATATTTTCGACAGCCAAATTCATATTTGAAGCGTCAACAAAAAGCGAAAGGTCGCCAATATTAAGCTGAATTTTTTCTATTTCGCTAAATAAAGCCACGTAAGCGACTTCTTTTGAAATGAAGTTAATTATTACTTCACTTCCATTTTTAGGGAATACAACAAGCCCCAAAACGCCTGAAACGATTGTTTGAAGCCTTACGTCAAAAACTTCAGCCGAACCGTTGTTTGGTTTTACTGAAATCAAACGTTTTGCTTCGTCAATTTCTGTGACAGTACAAACACAGGAATAAATTTCTTCCTGTGTCTTTGTCATTTTTTTGATTATGTCAGCAATTTCAGCCATTTTTTACTTTTTAACTGTTATTTTAACGCCTAAAGTTATTGTTTGAAAATAACCGCCTGTTCCAAATCTTTGAACTACGGCTTCAGCGTAATAAGTTCCGTTTCTTTCGGGGTGCTTCGGGTCAACAATTTCAATTTCGTCGCCGTGCTTAACTATTGGTTCAATGAATGTGTCAAAGGTACCAAAAAAACCTTCATATTTTAAACGTTCTTTTTCGCGTTCACCTATTTTTTTAAGTTCCGCTTCGTTGGTGACGTTATAAACGAAAATTGAACGCTGTTCGCCGTCGCTGTCGCCAACTTCAACTTCAATTTTCTTGTTGTTTTCAAGCATTGAAGTAACTTTTACTTTTATGCGAACGTCGTCTTCTTTTTTATATTCCAACGTGTCACCGTCAAGAATATTTTTTTGGAACTCGAATTTGTGTTTTTTTCCGTCAGCATTATAAGCCAGCCCAACAAAAAGCGTTTGGTTCCTGAAGAACGAAGTCAGCGAATAAGTGCTTTTTAATTCGTCTAAAACTTGAATTATATTGACATTCGTCAGCCTGAACGCTGGAAAAGTAGCCCCGACCGTTTTGATTTTTATCTTTTTTAATGCTTCTTTTATGTTTGGCGAAGCCTTTTTTATAGCTTCCTGAAGACAATTGTTAAGCAAGTTTTCAAGCGTAATGTTCTTGTAAGAAACTGTTAAATTCGTCTGTTTTAAAATCCAAGAAGGGTCTTCAAATTCCATTTCAACAACGTCTTTGGGCGTTATTTTAGTAAGGTAGCCTTCGTAAATCTTTTCTATATTTGGAAAAAACCCGACCGAAATCGTAGCGAAGTCACCCTTTTTAAAAAGGTTTTCACTTCCTATAAAAATTGTCTTATTGTCTTTTTTTACTTTTATAGGAATTGACAGCTTCGCCGTGTCGGTGAACTTTTTCCAACTCGACGAAGTTTCACCGCTTACGACATAAGAAAATTTTTCTTTGCCAATTTCAATTTTTATCCAAGGTCTTAACATTTTACTTCAATTCAATTGGTTGGTCACTATACATTTGCATTTGAAAAAGAATTTCGCCCCTTGAACCTTCTTTTTGCGAATACGAAGGGGAATTTATAACGACAGTCGTAATGTCGAAGAAGTCAAGAAATTCAGAAACAACTTCAATTTCTTTGGGAATTGAACAAATAGCTTTTAGTTTGCGAATTTCTTCTTCAGGCGCGCCAACGACATTCTGAACCTGAAAACCTTTGCTTTGTTCAACCGAACGCCCTGTTATAATTCCCGTGCAATTTATTACAAAATCACCGTCAGAAATAAACTGTTTTACTGTTCCGTTGCGCCCGCTTATTTGGGTTCTTATAATATTTCGTTCCTGTGAAACGTCAAACATTATCGTATCAATACGAATACCTTCATATTTTATCGTTTTTCCTTCAAGGTCTGTGTATTCGCCCGCTGGAATTTCTAAATTTGAATAAACAGGCGTTCCAAACAGGGAACGTTTGTCAAAAGCTTCTTCTTCAATTTCTGTCGATAAAAGCGAACTTTTCACTTCAGAAAACGCCCGACCTTGGGCGTTTATTAATAAGTCGTTAATTGCGAAATTAAAATTTTTCATTATTCAGAAATTATTTGCATATCGTTAACCGCTGTCAATAAAAGCTTCGTAACTTCTTCTTTTATTTTCGCGCTTCCTTCAGTTAAATTCGTTGTGTTAATGTTCAGTTCTTCGACCAGCTTCCCAATACTAATGTAAAAGTTTTTTGGGGCTGTCGAACGTACTTCAGAAATTCCAGCGCCAAGCCCTTTGTCTTTTCCAGCGGGTGCCATTCCAGCTGGAATGATTTTTTCGCCCGCTTTTTTACTTTTTGCCGCCGCTTTGTCTTTTTTGGCTTGGGTCATAGTGTCGTTATATGCGCCGCTAAATGCGTCACCAACGCCCTTGGTTGCTTCTTCAGCAACGTTCGCCGCAAGCCCTGTAATTGGGTTAGCTTTTAGTATTCCGCCACCAATTCCCTTCAATATTTTTGGAACGTCAGAAAGCTTCCCGTCGCCGAAAATAGCGTTAAAAAGGTCGCCAACGCCCGTGAAAATTGACTTAATAGCTGTCGGAATTTGTGTAAATGCTTTAATGACCATTTCGGGAATTTTTGAAAACATTCCCATTATATTTGACCCGACTTGTTTTAAAACAGCCCAAGAACCGTTTACAATAGCCCTGAAGGTATCAAATTTTTGATAAGCCATAACGACGCCCGCAATAAGCGCACCAATAGCCACGACGACAATTCCAATAGGGTTGGCGGTCATTGCTGCATTAAGTAACCATTGATAAGCCGTAAGAACAGCGGTTTTGATAGCCAGCGCGCCTGTAATAGCCCCGTAAGTAAGTAAAGCCCCACCAACGACAGCCATAACGACCGCAAAAGCTTGGGCGCCCGTGCTTCCAGCTGTAACCCAATCCGCAAAAGAAGAAACCCACCCGACCGCGGTCATTAAGCCGCTTATAACTGTCGAAATTGCTGGTTTCAATTTGGTTCCAAGCTTCAAATATAAAGCTGTAACCGTGTCGCTTAAATTCGACAGCTGTCCGCCCGTTGTTGCTGAAATTCCAGCCATTGAACCCTGAACACCCGCAAGGTCGCCAAGGCTTAAAATGTAATCTTTTACAGCTTCGTCAGACATTTTCATTGTCTTTGTTTGACCTTTGAAAGTGAAGCTTACTTTGTCGCCCTGTTTTGACGCTCGAATTCCAAATTCCTTCAAACGTTCAAATTCGCCAACTTGGGCGTCAATTAAAGCTTCGCTTAATTGGTTCATATCTTTTCCCTTTGAACTTGCAAGGTCGCCAAGCTTTGTCATTTCTGACATAGTAGGAACAAAACCTTGGTTCGCCAAACGAACAAAACTATCGGTTAAGCCGTCAACCTCAAACGGCGTTTTTGCTGCAAATTCTGTAATTTGCGACATAGCCGTTTGAGCAGCTGAAGAACTTCCCAAAGTGGTTGTAAGAACCGCTTCAAACTTTTCAAACTTCGCCAAAGTGTCAACTATTTCGTGACCCAAAGCAACGACAGAAATTCCCGCGACAATTCCGCCGACTGTTGACATTGCTGAATTTACAGCGTTAACTTTGTCGTGAACTTGGTCGGTGACTTGACCCGCTTTTTGCATTCCTGAAGTAAAACCTTGGTCTTTTAGTTTTACAATGTAAGTTTCTGTATTGTCTGACATTTTTAAAATGGTGTTTTTCTTAAACTTTCAAATTTTAAAGCAAATTTAAGCTGGTTCCAGCGCTTTGCAAATTGTTCGTCGGTCAACGTGTCGGGGTCTTCTTTAAAATAAAACCTTAAAAGCGCGTTCATCTTAACCAATTCAAAACGACTGTCGTCGTCTTCAAAAGGAATGACATATTGACCTAAACTTTTTTTATGCTGGCTTCTTTTTCTTCAATTCTGTAATAAGCCGCCAAACAAGCTGGAATTAAAAGTTCGTCGTTAGTAAGAATTTCTTCGTCACCTTCAACCCAACAATTTTTTAAAATTAACCTTCCAGCCGTCAAAGGCATAGGGTTTCCAGCGTTCGGACGTATCAAACCAAGCGCGTCTTCAAGCGTGTCGCGGTCAATATTTTGGTGAAGTTTACAGCTGTATTTTTTACCTTCACTTTCGACAGTAATTGTGTCGTCGTTTAATTCGTAAGCAATAAGGTCAAGAATTTTGTAAGCTTCAAGGCAAACGCGCGACCACCAAGGGCTTTTTTGGTCGTTCTTGTATTTCGGCGAACCGTGCAAAAATAAAGAATTAACAATTATTTCACCCGCTGAAATCATTTTTGGGAATTGGCGGAATGTAAAGCCAAGCGCGGCTTCGGCAACGTGAAACGACAAAGGCGCAAGGAAACCCTTTGCGCCTTCAACCTCAATTTCGTAACGTACTTTTTTTGTGTTTTTAGCGTTCATTTTATTATTGTTTTAAATTTTCGCTAAGATATAAAAAAAAAGTGTTATCTGTAAACTATATGCGACGGAATTAAATCGAAGCTTTTTTTAATGTCTTTGTCGTCTGTTCCAGCTTCAACGCCGTCGTTCGTAAATTCGCAATTTTTTACAACGTGCGTAACTACTTTTTGAGCGTTTAAAAATGTAACTTGAATGTCAAACGGCGGCAACTTTAAAAGCGAACCGTCAGGCGCCACGTCGCGAATTGCTTCAACGTCGTTCATTGACATTTCAATTGACGCTTTCGGTTCAATTTTTCCAATTCCACGCGACACAGGTCGGGAACCTGTTCCGTAGTTGTTTTCTTTTTGCTGTTCTTCGGTGTAGCTTATTTTTGAAACTGAAGGAATTTCAACGCCCTCAATTTTAACGACAACTTCAACGTAAGAATAAGCGCGTCCGTTAATTAATGGAATATTGTTCATAATTATTTAATTTTTACGGCAAAGCCAATGTTTACTTCTATATTTCGGGCAACCCCAACAGGAACAATTTTAATTGTAATCTGAAGCTTTGAAGAACTTAAAACGTTTTGCGCTGGGTCAATTAAGACGTCCTTTGCTGAAATTTCGCCTTCGCGTTCCATTTGTTCCAACGCTCGCAAAGCGTCGTTTCTGAAGGCTGCAATCGTGTCTTCAGTAAGCGTGCCGTCTGTGTTTACATATAACGGGGCGTTTAAGCTTGGAAGCAAAAACGAACGAACACCACGAACAGCTTTGTCAATTGTTCGGTTGTTTTCAATATAAGCATAGTCAGACGTTACGACCTTGGCGGTGTGACTGTCATTGAAGTACGTTCCAGCTGTTCCGATATGTTTCAAAAGGAAAACGTAACCCTTCGCGTTTAAGTCAGAAAGTGCTGAAGGTGCCACGTTTTTAACCAATTCGCCTGTCATTAACGCTGGAACGTCGAATTCATTGATTATATTTTTTGCAACGTTAAAACGTGCAACCCAACCAATATTTTCGTTCACTTTTGCACTTGACAGAATTCCAAGCGTTAAGCCTAAAATTGGCGCCACAATTCCGCTGTCAGCGGCTAATGTAGCCCCTTTTCCAGCACCGTCAGCCCCTAAAATGACAGTCACGTTTTTAGCGTCCTGAAGACGTAAGTCGGGAAGTGTCGCAAGCGTGAACGTTCCGAAGTCAGCAGCATAAACAGCGCTTAAAGGTTTGTGTTCAGCTTCTAAAATGTCGCAAGCCGCCTGAATAGTAACAACGTCGCCAACTTCAAAGTCATTGAACATATTGAAAACCGCAATTTGTCGAATTTTACCTTCAGCAAAACGTTGAATTTCAACAATTTTCGTCAAGTCAACAGCACCAGCCACGTCAGGAAAAAGCCCCAAGTGAATAATCGCTTTTGAATTAGCCATAAAAGCTGTTTCAAGTTGGTAGTGAATAGCGTCCAAGTAATCGTTTAAACCCGTTACAACGCCAGCCGTTTCAGCTTCAGGAAGTGAATAAATAGTTTTTATTTTGTTGGTAACGAACGCCGCTGGAAGCGAAGCCGCTGGAACAAAAGCCAGCATTCCTGAAATGTGGTCTTCACCTGACAAAGCGCGTCCAAGTCCGCCTTCGCCCCTGTTAAATTTAATGTCGTTTAACATTTTTTTTATATTTTTTATGGTTAAAAAAAAGGCGGCGTTAATTTGCCGCCTTTTCATATTATTTTAATGGTTCCTTATGGTGCAACGTAACCCTGTGCAATTGAAACACGTCCAACGTTGTTGTCGCGTAAGAAGTGCGCCCCGTGGTTAACTTCGGCACTCATTACGTCACCGTATTTTTGTGCGTCGCCTTCATTAATGTAAACCATAATTTCACCCAAAGCCTGTGAAGTCATAAATCTACTGAAGCAAATTGCACCAGCACAGTCAGACGCAGCAGCAGCGGCACCAGCAGCGCGCAAGTTATTAGCCGCGGCGCTTGTATAGGTCACAACTTCACCCCTTTTGATAATATTGAAGCCAAATAATTCAGCAACAACACCCTTTTTAATTAAGTCTTCGCCAAGTGTAGCGCGTGAACGTACAAGGTCGCTGTCTGTAAACAAGTCGTAAAACATAGCAGCTGGAAGGACAGCGTAACGTTCCATTGCTGGAACTTTGTCTAAATCCATACGAGCCGAAGCGCGCGCAATGTCTTCTTTTGTTAATTTCAAACGTTTTCCTGTCGCCGTAGCGTGTGGCAAGGTTCCTATGTCCGCCCCTGTCGTTCTTAAAACGTGCGTTGTTGAACCTGTAACAGCCCATTTTTGAAGCGTTTCCGTTGCTACTGTGTCCGAAAGCGTAGCAATGTGAGAACCAAGAACAGACTGACGTTTGTTGTAAGAAATTTGAAGTTCTTCAATGTTTTTCACAAGAATTGGGTCAGTTGTATAGTTGTCAAGGTCGTAAGTAAGTTCCGTGTCCGTTCTTTGAATTGGGTCGGTGTTCACGGCTGTTCTATTTTTTACAACAGTTGGCGAACCGCCAGCTTGCGGAATGTGAACAGTTTTATTGCGAACAAATTCGCTGTGGTCTTGGGCTAAAAATAAGAATTCGTTACCGTAGTAAAGTTTTTCTTGTATGTCAGCAATCCAAACTTCAGTTTGTAAAGCAAACGCCAAAGAACCATTAAAAAGCGACTGTTTTGAAGCCAATTGCGCGCCTGTTCCGACCGCAAAAATACCAGCGCCGAAAGCTGGCGAAGCAAATAAGGCACCAATGAACAAAGCCAAAGACAAGTTCATTAAAAGCCTACTAATTGAAAGTTTTGTTTTCATTTTTGTAAATGTTTTAAAAAGGGTTTTTAATTACTGAAAATCAGCTTCAGTTTTGTTGGTTTTGTATTCCGCATTATAAAGATTAACGAAAGTTTTCAAGTCCGTTTTTCTCATAGTGTTAAGAACTTCAGGCGCTTCTTTTTCAAGTTGTCTGAATGTTCTTGTTTCCGTCGTTGGTGAAGGTGTTCCTTCTTTTCCAATTTGGTCGATAATGTTTGCGCCCTTCACAGGAATTGCAGCCATTAAGTTTTTGAAGCCTTCAAGGTTCGCTTCAGCTTGAACAAGAACGTCAGCTTCTTTTTCAGGTGAAATTTGACCGTTTTTAATACAGTTCTTCACGAAGTCAGCCGCAGCCGCTTTGTTTTGTGCTGCAAGGGTCGCGTTCGCCGTAGCAAGTTCGCCTTTTACTTTTTCAAGTTCGTTTTTAGTGGTCGTAACCGTTTCTTCAGCTGTTTTCAGACTGTTTTGAATGGTCGCAACCGCTGTTTCAACAACTTCTTCGGAAACGCCTTCCTGAAGCTTCAAAAGTGCAATAACTTTTTTCATTTTAATTTGTTTTGTGTTAATATTATTTTCAATCGTTGTTATTAGCTTATTATACACGACAACAACGCCAGCCGTGGTTTCTGTTTCCGCAATGTCAACTTTTATGTCGGTTGCTTCAATATTTTTTTCTTCAATAATACCGTTTTTGACCATTTGCTTTGTGTCAAACCAATTGTCTTTTCCATTTGTAAACAAGTCTTCAAAAAACTTTTCCTTTTTTCCTGTTCGGTTCGCTAAAATTTGAACTAAAATCTTTTTGAAGTTTTCAAGCGCCGCAATGTCAGCTTCAGAAAGCTGAACTTCGTCAGGAACAGAAACGCCGTGAACCATAAGGCGGGCGTAATCTTTTGCGTAACGGTGTTCTTTTTCAGCGGTCAACCAAATGACACCAGCCGAAGAAGCCATTAAGCCCTGTCCGTAGGTTTCAATGGTAACGCCTTTTTCTTTGGCGTCAATCATTTCAGAAATAATGGTTTGCGCGTGCATTACGTCACCACCAACAGAATTGATTTTTACCTTAATAGTCTTAACGCCTTCGTAATTGATTAAATAGCGCATTTCGTAAGCGAACGAAGAACCGTTTACTTTTTCGTTAGAAATTTCGTCGTAAATGAACATTTCGGCGAAACCCTTATTTTTGTCGATATTTTTTATATGTTTCCAATTCATAGCACAATATTAATTTAATTATTTGTTTTATTATGTCGTTTTTTTTTCTTTATTTTGTCTTTATAGTAAAATAACAAATGAAGAAGAACCAAAAAACGCTTGAAGACCGCGCGGAATATGTAAAACAGCAAATAAACGACAGACATAAAAGCCTGAACGTTGCTGACGTAGTTCGTCGAATAGCTAAACAATTATTTTTGTCTGAAGACACTATTTGGAAGGACTTCGCTAAAACAAATCAAAATGAAAAGAATTCTTAATTCAATTTTCGCTTATTGTGGCTGGAAGCCGCTATTTGCAAAAGAAAATTTCAAGCGTGCTGAAAAAAGTTACGCGAACCTTATTACAATTGAACAGCAAGCCATTGACTTTGTTCACGGGGCGCTTAAAATAGTAAATGAAGCCTTACGAAGCGAACTAAAAAGGAACGGTTACAATCCCGAAGACGTTATTCAAAAGAAAATCTTTGTTCAGTCAACAGCCACGACGTCAAAGACAGACCCGCGTTTTAAAAGTCAGGTTTATTCTGTTGGCGGGTTCGTTGTTCTTCGTGTTAATTGGAAGCCGAACGGGTTCACACTTGAAACAAACACTTCAACAGTAGCGACCGCGAACAAAAAAGCGCTGAAGGCTGGCTTGGAACAAAACACAGGAACCAAAGACATTGAAGCGAAGGAAAAGAACGAAGTTGAAGTTGAAGCTTTGACAAACAAAAAATTAAAACAACAAAAAGCTTTGGAAGTTGTAAAATAAGCTTATATTTGGGCTTTGATACCTTCTTTTATTTATTGTTTTTTTTTATTGATGATTAAAGCCTTCCATTGGAAGGCTTTTTTCATTTATTCGCTTTGCTTCAGGAATGGTGCCGCCGCGTCTTTGTCAATTTCAAGTTCGACGTCTGTTGTCATTAAAATAAGTCTTCTTTTTCTGTTTGCTGTGTTGTCGCTTAATAGCGTGGTATATTCCAAGCGCCAAATAATAACGCCGTCGTGGTCTGTGTCCTGTTGTTCACGCTTTCGGTTCAATGGTGAAAATAAATCGACGCCAAAAAACCCCTGTAAGCTTTGGTTAACCTTTTGCGCCAACTCAAAAACAGCGCGGTCTTCGGTTTTTAGCGAAGCAAAAGCAAGGTGAAAGACAACGTTAACGTCGGCTTCCTGAAGGCTTTCACTTTTTGCCGTATAATTCAGGTCAACAAATTCAACCATTAAAGCTGGAAAAGGAAAAGCCTTTTCAACGCCTTCTTTTGCGAATTGGTTGTTGTATAGCCTAAAAGTCTTTATTTCAGGAATTTCGGATTGAATTCGCGCTTTCAAAGCGTCGAAAAGGTCAAGTTTTGGGTTCATATTACATTATTTTATTAATTTCTTGGCTAATTTTTCGCTGTATCTTATTGCTTAACGACCTTGACCGTCCAATAAATTGACGTTTTACGCCTTTTCCTGTCGGGTTGTTGTGAAATTTCGCATAAGGAACGCCGTAAGCGCCAATTTCTATCAAATTAAATGTTGCCACCCTTACGCGAATTGAACCCCGCAAATGACCTGTTTTAACCAAAATAGCGCGCGGTTTGTCGGCGTTTCTTTTGCTTCGGTCGCTTTTATCTTTGGTTTTTCGAGCCGCCCAAGGGTCAAGGCTTGCGTCTGTAAACCCTTGGTTCTTGAAACTTTCGACAAAGTGGCGCTTCGCAATGTTACCAACTTGCGCGGGCAAATTACGCTTCAATTTTTGGAATTCCTTAATTTTCTGTTCAAAGTTGAAAGCCATTTT